TCACCGGTTCGCCTCCAGCGCTTCGATCCGGAGGGTCAGCCTGTCGACGGCAGCTCTCAGAGCTTCGAGCTCTGTCACTCGCGGCCGCGTCTCAGACTCACGCCTGTTCGTCGGTGCGTGATCCTCTACAGCAAGCGGCGTCAGGTTGTGAGGACCGCCGTTGAGCGGAACGTGAATCTCCACGTCACGCCGCCTCGTAGGTGTAGGCGAGCAGCATGTAGTCTCCCGCCTCCCACGTCCAGGGGGTCCCCGCGATCGCTGTTTCCGCGTTGCCTTCGTCGCGCAGTTTGATTACGTCGCCCCCATAGATGCAGCAGGACAGGCATTTCCCCAACGACGCCGATGCGTCGCCGATAAGCGCGCTACCGACCGGCGCGTAGCGCAGGGTGCCCCCGAGCGCGTAATCGGCGTGCGGACGCAGCGGCATCGTGAACTTGGCAGCGGCGATCGGTGAGGCAAAGTCGTCGGAGCCGACGATGTACGTCGTGCGCGCATGAACCGTTTTGCCGACTTGCATGAACGCCCCGGTGACAGTCCCGTCGTATCGGAGCCAGCCGTCAACTTCGACCGGGAACGACTGCCAGCTTGATTGCATCCCGGTGAGCGGCGCGCCGATTTCGTTGTTCAAGAACTGCGCCAAGACGTGCTCGTTCGCAGTCCAGGTGCGCGGCGTGTAGCTGATGCCCATTGCTATGCCGCCTCGTAGGTGACGGTCCAGAAGAACAGGTCGCCCGTGGCCCAGGTGAACGGCGCAGTCGCAGACGTGATCTTTCCGGCAGAGCCACGCGCGGCGATCGTCGTCGTCGATCGCGCTATCACCGACCACTGGTGCGACGCCGACGCAGAGACGTCAGTCATCGAGCAAGCCCCCAGCGGCCAAGGGTCGGTGTACGTGGCCCTCGCCGCGACCGGCAGAGACACGAGCAGTTCGCCGGCCTTGGTGTCGCTTGATCCAACTGTGTACCTGCCGCGAGCGTGAACGGTCTTGCCGACCCTGATGAACTTGCCGGTGACGGTGCCGTTGGAAAGTGTCCAGCCGCTGATCGCAGGCGTGTACGACTCCCAGGCCGCTTGAATGCCGACGAAGGCGTCACGAACCTCGGTGTTGAAGGTTGCAGCGGTGGGCACCGTCGCTGCTGTCCAGGTCGCCGGGGTCGTGTTCAGGCTCATCTCAGTACACCGACTCGAATGCTCCTGAGAACGAAAGCGTGTCGCCGGTCGCCCACGTCATCGGGTTCGTAGCGTTCACGATCTGCGTGCCCCCATCCGCGATGAAGTAGATGTGCGTGCCGTTGCTGTTGAGGCCGAGGGCAGGATGGAACGCCGCCCCGGAATCGTTGATCGTCGCGCGCCCGATCGGGTGATTGTTCGATGCGTTCGGAGTTAGGGGAACCGTGAACAGAAGCGTGCCCGCGGGCGTTGTGGTGGAACCGAACGTGAACTTGAATCTGTAGTGGAACGTCTTACCGGTGCGGAAGTAGGCGCCCGAGATCGTTCCGTTGCCAAGCGTCCAGTTTGCGATCGTCGGAGCCCATGACGTCCAGGCAGCCTGCGCACCGGTCAGAGGGTCGCGGAGCTCAGCGTTCAGCAGCGCAGCAGTGACAGGTTCGGACGGGAGCCAGATGTGCGGCGTCGTGTACAGGACCATTGCTCAGTACCCCGGCTTTGTCGTCGAGTCGAGAACGCCGTAGGTCGCGTCGCCAAGAATCCAGGTGTCGTCGTAGAGATCGAACGATGGCGAGACGTTCAGCGCGAACCAATACGACTCAGGCCCGATCGTTTCTGTGTAGCCCTCAACGAAGAAGTCGAACGACGCCGACGCCGCCTGCGACGGCAGGCCCGTGACGCCGACCAGCGAGCCGATCGCGAGCGTGAAAGCGTCGGTCTGATCCGCTGCCGACAAGGTGAGTAGATCGAACGTAAGACGCGGAACGCGCGCAGCAGGTTCCCCGTAAAGCGAGACGATCCACGCGGCGAGCGCCGCGGCGTCTGCCAGGGTGCCTGACGGAACGCTAGGTGTCGATCGTGCATAGCCGTAAGCTGCGATGCTTGCCCCGTCGCGAGCCGATGCTGTGCCGCCCGGTGACGTCACTAGAGCTTCGTTCACCAGGGTCGAGCGATCCAGCTTCGGTGCGAAGTCCTTCTCGATCTGGTGGAGCGCAGCGCTTAGCGTGAGCGCTGCTGCCGCGCTGTGATAGCGGCTCGCGGACGATCTGAAGGTCAGCGTTCCGTCAGCGGCGTCGAACAGGATGCCGCCGTCTGCCGAAGCGACTGCGCGCATCGCCTCAACAGCAGGAACCCCGTTTGTGTCGAGCGCGCCGACCGTCTTGCCGCTATCGACGCTGACTTCGGTAGCTCCGATGCCAGCCCAGCGAGCCAGGCGCGTAATTCGCGCGCCTGCCGACTCGCCTGCGAATCCAGTCAGCCCCGCACGCGCGCGCTCAGCAATGCCAGCGGTATCCCGCGAGAGCATTAGGTGTGAGATAACGACGTCAGAATCTCTCGACGCCGACGACTCGCGCGACGCTGAAAGGAAAAGCCTTGTCGCCGTTAGCGATGTCTCAGCCGCTGTGACGGAATGCACTAGAGCGCCGTTTATGTAGAGGCTTGCTGTGTTGTTTCCGCCCGAACGACTCAGAACGACGGCGACGTGCGTCGGGTCGACGCCCAGCGGTTTCGTGCTGGAATTCGTCGCCCCGCTTCCGTACTTCATCGGAACGTTGTCGGCTTCGGCGAATACGACCAGATAGCCTGCTGACGTCGTGAATCCGAACAGCCAGACCGACTCGGCCACGCTGCCGCCGTGATTGCTGACGAAGCATTCGCCGACGATGTCGCCGCCTGCTTGGCTCAGGCTGAATGAAGCGTCCGGCGACGTCATGCCGTAGTTGTATCCAGAGCTCAGCCCTGTGACAGAAGGGTCGCCAGGCAGTCGCAGCGTTACCCCGGTGAATTGGGAAGCGATGCTAGACGTCGTCAGGGTCGTCGTTCCGTACAGCGGTGCAGCCGTCAGAGAGCCCTGTGGATCGTCGAGAGGCCAATACGCTGTCACGTTCGACGCCTCTAAGTACTGCTCCTTCACATTGCCCCGCAGCGGGGTCGACGCCCCGATGCGCGCCATGCGCGAATAGGCGACGATCTTGACCCACGACGTCGTCGTGCCGCCATCCCACTCCAGCGGCCACTCCTCTACGAAGCCGACGAAGCGAACAGACGCAGCCTGCCCGACTGGTGTCGCTGTGACGCGAATAGGAACGCCGATCTTGACGTCTGGGTAGTACGCGCCGGACGGGAGCTCTGCTGTGAATCGGCCGTCTGAATTCTCGAGCGTCAGCGTCACGCGATTCGGCTCGGGAACACTCGACTCGTCGCTGCGCCCGTAGTTGATGACGATGGTCTGATCCAGCTCGACGTAGGCGGAGACGTCGGTCCAGACTCGCGATGCTGCCGGCGTCGACCAGGTCGAACCGAACGCGATCTCGACCTGAACGTCGGGCATGTAGTTCGACGTCGTCACGACAGGCCCAGCGCCATGCCCGATTCGCGCTTCAGTCGCTGAAGCGACGTCTGAATCTGCTTGCCGTCAAGGAACACCTGGACCTGAATCGGTCGGTCGTCGCCGTTCGGCCCCTGCTTGATCCACCACGGCGCGTTCGGTCCAGACAGCGGAGTCACCGCTTCGTCGTGGCCACCTTCACCGATGTTCGCCAGGATCCCGCCAGGGCGAGCGCTGACGATGCCGCCGAAGGCCAGCCGTGGAATGTTCGGTGTGCCGATCCTCTGGCCACCGAAGGTCTTCTTGCCGACCTTCACGCTAGGCACCGTGAACGACAGCGCGTTCCAGCGGTCGATAACCCAGTTCAGCGCAGACCGAAAAGCGTTCTTGATGCCGTCCCACATGCCACCGAAGAGGTTGCCCATCTTGCCCGGCAACGCCTTAAAGAAGGACAGAAGGCCGTTCCACTTCGTCGTGATCCAGGTGACAGCAGTAGCAGCGCCAGACTTGATCGCGTCCCAGTTCTTCGCGATCGCGGAGACCGCCAGGCCGATCGGCCCGGTGATGATCGCCAGCAGGAGCTTCCAGTTGTCCCTGATCCAGTTGAACGCGAATTCGGCTGCAGACTTCACAGCACGGAACGCCTTGTCGACGATCGCGCGGAAGGTCTCGCTGTGCTTGTAGGCAAAGACCAGCGCGGCCACGAACGCCGCAATCGCGATCACGACAAGCCCGATCGGATTGGCCATCATGGCGAGATTCCACGCCAGCTGGACGTTCCGTGCGATGATCACTGCCGCTTTCCAGATCGCTGCGGCGGCGGTCGCTGCGCGCATGGCCAGTGAGACCGCGTACAGAGTCGCGGCCAAGCCAGCGACGCTGACAACGAGGATGCCGGTAAGCCGCTGATGCTTGCTCACCCAGTCGGTGGCCTTGAGTCCCGCGTCGGTCAACTTCAGCAGGATCGGGACCACGCGTGCGCCGATCTCGGTCCGCAGGTTGGCCATGTTCGCCGTTGCCTTGCGCTGCTTGTTCGCCAACCCGTCGCCCGTGCGAGCGAAGTCGCCCTGAGCGTCCGAGGTCTGCTTGTAGATCAGCGCCTGAGCAGCAAGGACCTTCTGCTGCGGCGTCAACGCATCCTTCGTCGTCTTGATCAGTCCGAGCTTCAGCGCCTCCTGACGCATCGACGCATCGTCGAGCAGCACGCCGTAGCGACGCATCGGTTCGGCTTCGCCTCGCAGGGCCGCGCCGATCGCGTCGATTGCCTCCTGCGGGGATGTGTTGTGGAAGGACGCGAGATCGGACGCCAAGCCCGTGAAGTCTGTCGAGAACTTGACCAGGTCGTTCCCAGCGAGCCCGGCGGACTTACCGAACACCGCGAATGTGCTGGCGGCGTCGAGTGCCTGCTGCTTCGACTGACCCATGTTCTTCGCCGCCGAAGCCGCAAACTTGTCCAGCGCGCTCACCGATTCCTGACCGAACACCTGGGTGGCCTTCGACTGGGTCTCGGCGAGGTCCGATGCTTCCTGGCCGAACTTCACCGCGGCAGCAGACGCTGCAGCCAGACCAGCACCCAGAGCAAGGCCGGCGCGCTGCCCGATCTTGTCCAGCGACGCGCCAAGGGTGCCGAACTTCTTCTCGACCGCCGCAGCAGCTGACCCGGCCGAAACGTCCTTGCCGAGGAACTCAATAACGATCCGCCTACCGGCCACCGTTGGTCACCTCCTCACGTCTTGGTCAGCCAACGCCTGCTCCATCTGGACGACGTACTCAGAGACCTCGCGCAGGGACATCTCGTCGAAGTCAGCCGGGCGCAGGCCGTAGAACTGGGTCAAGGCGGGCAGCCTCTTGAGAAGCGCCCGCCTCAGGCTTCCGGGTCTGTCTCCGGGCCCGGTTCGTCGCTGACCAGTTCGATGGTCGAGTCGTAGTTGATCTGGGTGGCGACTGCCTCATAGGGCAGAACCCGCTCGCCGTTGATCCGGCGCGCCAGCCAGACGAGCGTCGCGACCAGGTCAATGTCGGGGTGCTTGGCGAAGGCCATCATCACGTCCACGAAAGACATGCCGGTCTCGCGCCGCAGCGCCATCGTGTCCAAGGCCGTCAGGTCGCCCTCGCGGACGACGTACTCGGTCCCGTCGACATTGATCGCGACGCCCAGGTCCATGCGTTCGTCCCGCTTCGCCTCGCTCGCTCGCGTGTGCTTGCGTTGAACGCTCGGTCGTCCATCCATGCTCATGCCAGATTCGCCTTCTTCAGTAGATGATCGACGGCCTCGCCGTACTCGGTTTCGATGCGATCGGCGTTGCGGCGGATTGTCGGATAGACGAAGTAGCCTGCGGTCGGGCCGCTGCCACGCCAATCCTTGAATTGGCGGTACCCGACGTAGGAGCCGCTGCTGCGCTGCCGGATCCGGTTACGGTTCGCGCCGAACTCAGCACCGCCAGCCTCCGGATGTGCGGCGCCACCGAACGCCACGCCGGCAGACAGCGCTCCGGCCGTTGACTTGATCGACGGTGCAACCTTCGCCGCGGTGCCACCCAGACTGAACGCCGCTGCCGATGCGTCCTCGGCGACGAAGTCGGCGACCGACTTGTTCGTCCTTCGAAGTTCGCCCTTGAACTCCGGCCCAAGGTTGCGTAGCTCGCGGTTGAGTTCGGTCAGCCCGTCGACCGCGATGACGCCAGTCTTGACACGGGTCGTCCGGGTGCGTGCCATGACTACGGCGTGGTGTCCGCCGACTTGTAGACCACGGTCACGGGCGAAGCGCTGCCGTCGAAGCGAACCTCGCCCTTCAGCTCCTGCTCGATCGCCTCGGTGCCTTCGGTCGCACCCTTCCATTCGTCGAAGCGCGCAGCCGGAATCGTGACCTGGAACGTCGGGTAGATCGTCGAGCCGAGCAACGTCGGCCCAGTCCAGGTCGCGACGATCTGCGCCAGAGTCGCGGCGCGTGTGGTCGCGTGTGCGCGGTTGCGCTGCGTCATGGAATCGAAGTCAGCCTTGATCGCGAATTCAGCCTTGCGCCGCGACGACGTCGGTTCCTTCTTGTCGGTGTTGCCGCGAATCTGACGACGGTCGGTCTTCAGGCCGTTGTCGACCTTCAGGGCGAACTCGGTGATGTCGTAGCTCGATCCGCCGATCTCAACGACGCCGCCTGCCCACGTGAAGTTGTCCATCGTCGCCGGGTACGAAGCGGTCGCCAGCGCAGTAACAGTGTCGACCTGCTGGAAGTCCAGCCCGAGCTTCAGCATCAGGTTCTCGTCGACCGAGTTGGAAAGCTCCCAGTCGGTGATCTTGCCGCCCTTGTACAGGAACGGCTGATTCGTGCCGGTCGGGTGGAACGGCCGGTTGAGCTGCATGGTGAGCGACTTGCCGAGCAGGTTGCCTTCGGTGCCGGTGTGCGTGTAGACCGTCGTCTCAGCCGGTCCAGTCGTCGCGACAGCGCCCATCATGTGCTTCAGGAAGAACCCGAAGCCCTTCGTCAAGACAGCCATCTCCAGATCACCGGAAGCGCCGGCGAAGTACGGCGTCGAGCGATCCGAACGGATGAAGCCCGAGCCCACACGCAGCGGGTCGCCTTCGGTGCGACCCTCGACCTCGCTGATCGACTCAGAGTCGTACTCGAAGAACCGCGTCGGCGTGCCACTGGTGCCGTAGGTGGATTCGTCGAAGAACCCACACTGGTGATCCATCGCGCCCATTGATCAGTCCTCCTGGACTTCGTCGGTGGTTTCGTTTGCGGACTCGGCAGCGAGTTCGGCCTCGAGGGCCTTCGCTTTGACGATCTCCTTGGCCGCTTTGTCGTGCGGAGCGAAACACTCCGCCTGGTCGGCGAACGTGATCACGTCTTCGTCGGCGACCTCGAACGAATCGCCCTTCTTGACGATGAGGCCGAGCGACGGAATCTCGATCTCGTCGAACGGACCGTCGTACTTGATCTTCGGCATGAGGTCTCCTAGGTCAGTCGTGCCGTGAACTTGATGGGAATCTCGGCGATGGCCAGGTGCCCGGTGTCGAGGAACATCTCGTCGAGCAGAAGATCGCCGTCGACAGTGAGGGTCTGCAGGCCCGTGATGCCAAGTTCGTTGTTCTTGCGGTCCGAGACCCACGTCTCGACAGCGGAGGCGATCACCATGCACCGCTCTGCGGCCTCTTCGGCCGAGAAGTCAGGACCAGCGACGAGCGCCGTCAGCACGAACCGTCCAACCTCATCGCGGAAGTTGCGGCCGGCGCGCAGACCGGCCGGCGTGCGACTGGCGACGCCCTTGTTGGTGTACACCCACTCGCGCACCGAGTCGTCGAGTTTCCACTGATAGGCGATGTTGACGTCGTGGCCACCGACGTCGAGGGCGGGCTTCACGTCCGCCGTCAAGCCCGCAATGATTCCCTTGCGGACAGCGACGAGGATGGAGCCAGCCATCAGGCGAACCCGAACACGTCGAGCTTGGCCTTCCAGCCGTTGATCACCGCGTCCAGTTCCGGGTAGCCGGTCGGCCGGTCAGGGCCGGCGACTACGAACCCAATGACGCCCTGCTCGTTCGACATCGACGTCTGTCGAGAGTTGGCCCAGTTCGTCGCCGCTGTGGCCATCAGGTGCAGGCGTGTGGCCTGCAGGGCCTGCTCTTTGATGTCTGCTGGCGGCGTGGATGAGTAGCCCGAGGTGTAGGTCACGGACACGTTCAGGATTCCTGAACGCCACGGGACCGGGTAGCCGCCGGAGAGCCGGTAGAGGACACCGTCCTCGACGACTAGCTCGTCGGTGACGGCTGCCCCGTTCTCGGTCGCAGATGTGATCGAGCGAGCAAATGGGCGCTTAAGGACGATGGCTGAACCGCCGCCGTTGTGCCGTTCACCTGTGATTGTCCGGGTGATGAACGACGTGCCTACTTCACGCTCGATGATGTCGACGAACTTCGCCGCCGCGGCTTCACAGCGCGCGTTGGGATACTTCGTCTCGTTCGAGACGTCGGGAAGTGCCCGAAGCTCAGGGAGCGTGAAGTAGTCCGGCACGAATCAGGCCTTGTCGGACTCGGCAGCCTTGCGGCCCACCGGCGCTGACTTGACCCGCTTGAGCTCGGCCTGGACCGCCTTGGCGCGGTCGCTCTTGCCGACGCGGGTCACGTGGTCGAGTTCCTCCTCGAGCGCACGGATGTAGTCCGCACGACGCTCGGGAGCGGTGCCCAGCGCGGGCTTCGCGGCAGCCTCGACCTTGGTCTCGGCGTCCGGCGATTCGACGTTGGCCTCGGGTGCTTTCTTCGCTGCGGCCATGACGGCCTCCTTCACTCTGGATGTTTCGAGGGCTGTGGAGTCCCCTCGGCCCGCAACGGGTTACGTCACGGGCCGAGGGGTTGCTCAGGCGTCGATCAGGCGAACGCCGGCGTCACGAGGCCGGTGCCGTTGATCTTCTGGGCGTGGGTCACACGCGTGAACCCGTAGGCGAAGTAGGCGTAGACCACGAGGTCGATGCCCAGGTTCTTCGCCTTCGGCTGCTCGGCGCGAATGAGCACCGGGGCGTCCGGGTCCTCCCACAGGTGGGACTCGGTCTGAGAGACGAAGTAGATCTCGTCCTCGTTGGTGCCCGCACCGAGGTTGGTGGCGATGTTGTTGTCCACGATGACCGGGACGCCGGACGGCAGGATGCCGCGGAACCCGTTGCCGTAGCGCTCGCCGTAGTCCACGCCGGACAACTGCGCCGGAACACCAGGCTGACCGAACAGTGGCCACGTCGACGACAGCTGGCTCTGGAGCCAGTACCAGCGCCGCGAGTGCATGACGGCGATGACGTCGCCCGGGTGGGCGTTGAGCATCGCGGCCTCGACCTGCGCGGGGCCCTGCAGCAGCTTTGGGTACAGCTCGGCTGCGGTCGGGCTCGCGTCGGTGTACGCGATGGCCGTGGCCACGTTTGTCAGACCGGTCGACGCCCGGTTGAGGAGCAGCGAGTCGAGGTTGCTCCGCTGCGCGGAGATCAGGTCCTCGATGATCGTGTCCTCGACACCGGCGCCACGCTCGGACGCCTGACGCGAGACGGTCTGCGAACCGGCGCTGGTCAGGACGTTGAACGTCAGCAGGGTGTCGTCGGCGTCGGTCTCGGAGACGGCCGCGTTCTCTGCCGACTGCTCAGCCGCGGACGTGCCGGTCGTGAGCTTGCCGATGTTGACCGTCATGCCCTGTTCCGGCAGGTCGTGTCGACGCATCGCGTCAGCCAGCGGCCGGTCGGCGCGGGGCAGTCCCGCGAAGTCGTCGACGAGGTACTGCGGGACGACGATGCCGGTGAAGGCGCCGGTGCCGACAGCGCGGGTGTCGAACTGGTCGACACCACGCTCGACGCGTTCCTCGTCCATGTGGCGGGAGAGACGCTCCGCTGCCTTGAAGTCGCCGCGGAACGCAGACATCACGTCGGTGGCGAACTTCGTGCCGCGCTTGTCGAGGTCCTTGCGGTAGGTCCGCTCCTCGCTCGTCACGACCACGGGCGCCCGGTGCTCGGACGGTGACTGCGCGCCGGGCTGGACCTGGCGGCTCAGCTCGTCGGCTGCCTCGTCTGCGGCACGCTCGGCCTCGAGGGTGGCGGCGGACTCCTTGAGTCCGTCGATGACGGTGTCGAGGGCGCTGATCTGCGTGCGCAGTTCGGCGAGGCGTTCCTCGTTCTGCTCGTCGGCTTCGTACTGCTCACGCAGTTCGGCCGAGAGACCGTTGCGTTCCGAGAGCTTCGCTGCGATCTCGGCGCGCTTCTTGGCGATCAACTGTGCAATCGTCATGATGCGGTTCCTTTCTGGGTTGGTTTCGATGGCCGTCAGGCGTTCGAACCAGGCCCAGGAGCAGGAGCTCGCAGACGCGGTCGCGGTGTTGCGCGACGAAAGGGTGCCCGTCAGATGCGGGCGCGCATCAGGTCACTGGGGACGCTGATGCGGGACTTGGGGGCGGCGGCTGGCGTTTCGGTGCGCATGCCGCCGTCTGTGTGGGGGTTGGCTCCGTAGCCGACAATCGCGACGTCGCCACGATGGATGTCAACCTTGTCGATGCGGAACTCGGTGTAGTCCGGGGACCACCGGCCCTTTTCGATGCGGAACGCGAACGACATCTCGTCGATCAGGCCAGCGCGCAGTTTCGGGACGATGTACGCGACGTCCACGTCGGACGGATCGAGGGTCGCCTCCACACGCAGGCCGTGTTCGTCGACCGAGAGGTTCAGCGTCTCATTGGTCGTGCGCGCGATTCGGCGCGTCTGGTCGTGCGCGATGACGAACGGCACGTCCAGGTCCGCGCGGTTCAGGGTCTCGTCGAACGCATCCGCGGCGACAACCTCTGTGTACGGGCCGAACATGTCGTACATCTCGTAGCCGGTCTCGGTGACCGAGGCATACCCGACGAACGTCAGAGCGCCGGAGTCGCCGCCGGTCTCACGCAACTCGAAGTCGCGCATCGAGGCACGCACGGCGAATGACGTGCCCTCGGGGGCGTTGCGCCGCTGCGACGGACGATCGGCCGCAGCACGGTAATGGGCCGAGCGCTGGGCGCGCAGGTCAGCGGTCATGGTCGCTCCTTCATCAGATGGCTCCGAGGACCGCGAGACGGATCTCGTCATCCGGTCTGACTGGTTCGAAAGGGAATGGCTGGTACGGGCGGAAGTCCCGCCCTGGTGCGCCGCCTGTAGACGCCGGGGGTGAGGGGTGGAGTTGGGAAGGGAAGGCGTACAGCGTCGGTGTTGGCGACGGAAGGACGAACACATCGGCACTCATGACGGCACGAGACCTCGGTCGCTGATCCCGTGGACTTGTGTCCCGGCGTCGTCGTAGTCAGCTGTGACGTGGTAAGTGTTCGGGTCCGTTGACCCGCGCAGGAAGGTGTACAAGCCCCCCGGTCCTGTGCTTCCGGTGGCGCAGAGCAGGCCGTCACTGTCCCGGATGAGTCGGACGGTCGCAGCTTCGATCGGTGCGCCGGTCTCGTGGTGCAGGACCTCGCCCGTGATCGACCTTGCTTCATCGTTCGGGGAGTAGTCAGAGGGCGCGTCACCGCCAATGTTCACTGTCCCGACTGTGCCCACGACGGCACCCATGACGCCGAGCCCTGCTCCGGTTCCCGAGGCTGAGCCGGTCGTTCCCGATAGCGAGCTTGGCTGGCCAAGGACGATGCACGTCCCGGCTGAAGAACCGGACATGGCCGCGAATGCGGACAAGGATCCCGAAGCCTCAGAGCCGCCGCCGGAGAGCCCGACTAGCCCCGCAGTCGCACCCAGAACGCCGGAGGAACTGCCCGCACCGTTGGCCGAGCCAACGAGACCCGCAGATGCGCCGACAACAGCCAAGGCGTCGGCCACACCGCCAGCCGTTCCCGATAGCCCAGCCGTAGCGTTGAGAACGCCGGAAGCCGCACCGCTGCCCGATGCCGCGCCAGCAAGCGCGGCCTGTGCACCGAGGGCTCCGCTAGCCGTTCCTACGCTGTCGTTGCTTGTGCCGGTCGTGTTCAGAACCTTGCCTACGACACCGCTAGCCGTTCCTACGCTGTCGTTGCTTGTGCCGGTCGTGTCGGCCAAGACCTTGAGTGTCGGGGTGTCCACCCGGCCCACAACGCTTGACGTTGTTCCGGTAAAGAGCGTGACAATCTTGCCCGTGATCGCGACGCCCGGAGCGGCGATCTCGAACGAGTATTGGATCGTTTCGTCGACCTCAAAGATCACTTCGCCTAGGGCCAGGGTGACCGTGAATGTGGCCTGACCCGACGCGGCTGGAAGTTGGATGGACGCACTCGTCGCGGAACCGAGAAGGGTCCGTGCCCGCCCGCCAGCGGCGTTTCCGACACGGTAGGCGAACATGGTCAACGTGGCGTTGGCGGCAAGCGCTCCGTTGTGGCCGAGCCGCACGGTCGCGACATGGTTACCGGCAGGGTAGAACCGGCGTGCACCCGCAACGGAGTTCATGTCTGACGGTGTGACCGCCCACCCAAAGTTCGCCTCGGTGCCGTCAGTTGACGACGCTGAGTACGGGTCTGCCGTCCGGGTGACCTGCCCGCCCGTGCCGTGGTTCGTTGTAGTAGTGCTATCGCTTGTTCCGTCAGCGGCGTCGAGCAGCTTTCGGACGTCTGTGCCCCACTGAGACGAACCTGCGTTCGCTGCGATTGGCAGGTAAAGCGTCGAGATGTTCCCGAACGCCACGAGGATCAGTCCTCAGTGATGCTGGTGGCTTGCTTGAGCCGAGGGGTCACGCCGGTGGAGATCAGAATGTCCGGGTCGGTTGTGCCTGAGTACAGGATCACCGATGCGCCTGAGACTTCCTTGACGACCGCGAAGTGCGTCACGGTGCCGCCAGTGCCGCCAGTCATCTCGGGAAAGTCGACGTTGTTCGTCAACGTGACCGAGTTGCCCGAAACGGTGAAGCCCGCGGACGAGCGGGCCACCGCCTGACGGGCGTAACCCGTGTAGGAGATCTCGTTCGTGGTCGCAGTGCCCGCCTCGCCGGGATCGGCCGTGTGCAGCGACAAGTAGAGGGAGCCGGCGGCAGCACTGTTCTGAAGCCCCGCGGCGTCGCCGATGTTCGCGATGTCGCTGTTGTTGAAGATGTGCAGCAGCAGCTCGTTCTCGAACGTATTGGACTTGCTCACATGTCCTCCTCGATAGTTTCAGTGACACGCCCCTGCGTGTCGTGGATGACCTTGCGGCGTCGCTTCGGAAGGACAACCTCGGCGGGCTTCACGTCGTTGTTCACGTCGACTCGGACGTCGGGCGGCTGCTGTTCCGGCACGTGAACGTCGACGTGAACGTTCGGCGCTGACACGGCAGCAGGCTCGATTCGAACCTCTGGCGCGGCCTGGCGCGGCACGTGGACATGGTTGTCGACACGGACGTCAGGCGCTTCGACGACAACGTCGGGGGTGTGGACCTCCATGCGGACGTCAGGCAGATCGACAGCAGGCATCTCGATCCGGAAGTTCTGCTCAATCGGCTGCGACTTCAGCGTCTGCGCTGCTGGCGTCTGCGCTTTGACTGGAAACAGGCGAGCGAACTCGGCCTCTTCCTCCGGCGTCAGCGGCGCCATGTTCTCCAGATCCAGCGCCCGTGACGGCGGGTAGATCCTCGAATCGATGGCAACCTTGTGGGCGTCGTAGCGGGACTTCACGTCCATGCGTAGGAGCGCCGATGGGTTGAGCTTGATGTACCTGGGGGCGGCGAGCAGGCCACGCGAGATCGCGTCCTCGCGGCGGTAGATGGCCGGACCGATGTTCATGATCAGCAGCTGCAGGTTGCGCTGTGTCACGTTCGCATACGTGATCGAACCGCTGGCGACTTCGGCGTCGATCATGTCGCCGGGGACGCCCAGGAATCGGCAGATGTCCAGGATGGTCGCGCCGTAGGACTCGAGGAACTGTGACTCGCTGGCCTTGGCCGCGAGCATCTCGAACTCCCAGTCGCGGCCCGATACCCACACGTCGCCGGCGGCGACGGAGGCCTTGAAGTTCGCCTTGGTGCTGGCAGCTTCGGCCTTGTTCAGGACACGCTCGGAGTTCTTCAAGTGACCGCTGGGGACTGCGGAGTTTGAGAACCACGCAGCGGCGAACTCACGCGCCGAGATCCCGACATTCAGGGTCATCGCCGCGTAGGCGATCGGGGACAAACCGAGTGGCACGCCGGAGGCAACGAACTGACGCTCGTGCCAGACGTCCTGTGGCTCGTACTCGACCTGACCGATCCGGTACTTGGTGATCTGCGCGCCCTTGCCGATCACGGTCACGGTCGACGCTTCGACGAGCTCCATCTGGGATGGTCGCCCTTGGCCGTCGCGCGCCGTGATGATGCCGAACGTGTTGCCGACCGAGTCGAGATCGATCTGCGTGGCGTAGAACCATTCGGTCCACGACATCGGGGCCTGTCCGGCCGCGAGCGGGGCACCCGGCGCCACGATCACGGGTGGCTTGGTCTGCTCGACCTGCACACCGTCAACGCGGCGGAACACGTCAACGGGCATCGTCGACATGAGGTCAGCGCGTAGCCGCAGGCACGCCCACACCGCGGAATGGCGGAGCGCGTCGTTGCGTGTGACGCGGCCGTTGGCATTGGAGCGCAGGCCAGTTCTCGTGGCCAGGAGCGCGTCGTGGTCAACGGACCGGCGGGCAAAGGGCCACGTCATCGGCTGCTCCAAGCGCCGACCAGAAGCGCAACACCGGCCAGCAGGAGCGCGACACCGAGACCCGCCAGGAGGTACGCGCCGGCCGCGATAGACACGACACCGGCAACGCCCTGAGCCTGCACGATAGCGCGGGTGACTGCACGCATGGGTGACCTCCGGGTCGGGTTCACAGGTACGAGTCCTCGATGTCGTAGGTGGGTTCACGCTTGGTCACCCACAGTGCCCACGCGACGGCCTCCAACATGGAGATCTCGCCGAACCGTCGAGCGAATACGCGACGGTCGCCGATGTTGCGCCACCCTGCGGCCGCGGCCGCAGCATTGAGCGCGTCGTAGTCGCCATGCTCGACTGTGCCGTCCTCCACAGCCCGGTGAAGGCCGGCCGATGCTTGGACAAGGTCGTCCAAGCCGCCAAGCGACAGGGTTACGCCGGCTTCCTCGAGGTACTCAATCAGGTAGCCGGCGGGGCCCTTCGCATCGATCGCGACGGGCAGGTAGTTGTTTTCGGACTGGATGCGCGCAACTTCGGCGACGAAGTGCTCGAGCTGTTCGTCGGCACGGACCCTGAGCACTGACCCAAGGTGCGGGGTCTCGTCTGTGGATGCTGCCCCGAGGGAAAGCCACACCTGATCGACGTCGGCAGCGATCCCCAGCGATGCCGGGATGGGCGCCTCTTCACGGTCGGCCGCGAGCTTTGCCCACTTGCCCGGTGAGAACACGCCCGTGCCGTTCGAGTCGTCGGGGTCTCCCCACCATCCGCACCGCTCCCGAGCGAAACCGTCATCGCTCATGTCGGCGCGTTCGTCCTCGATCGCTGACATCAGCAGCCGCCCGACAACCGTGGCTGGGTTCGTTTGCCGCCAAACTGCCTTGTCGTCCACGTCCGGCATGGGACCGTCAGGGACGCCGTAGTCGGTGAAGGCGATGCGTGGCCGCTTCGCTTTCGCTCGGGCACGCACCCGTCGAAACACCAGCCCGAGTTGACCCTTTTCAGGGTTCGGTGGTGTGCCGGTGTAGATCGTTTGTGGGTTCCGTGTCGGCGCGGCCGAGATCGTTGGCTTGAGCGCCTCGAGCTGCTCGTCGTTGAGTTCCTGAGCCTCGTCAAGCACGAGCACGTCGACCGTGTATCCGCGCGCTGAGCCGCGTGAACGGGCCACGAACTCGATCGATGCGCCGTTCGAGAGGACGATCGCCTCTTGCCCGTTCGTCTTCCGCAGTTCTGTGACGAGCGCGTTCAGCTCTGGGAACTTCGCGTGCGGGTCGTTGACGTCTTCACCGAAGAAGTGCTGCAGACGCTTGAACGCCTTGCGGGCCGTCTTGACCTGGTGGGCGGTGTGCAGGAACTTCTCGCCGAGCTCGATCATCCCGAAAAGTTCGCGGATCTCGATGCACGCGTTCTTGCCGTTCTGCCGCGCCACAGAGAGGCCACACACGCCAGCGGCCCACTTGCCGGCACGGGTCCGGCCCATCCAGTCGGAGAGCACGTCGGACTGCCAGTCGTCGGGTGTCAGCCCGTACCCATCGGCGAGGAAGCAGGCGTCCTCGTGGTCAGACCGTGCGGCCTTAGGCGCGACGCGCAGGCTTGGCGCCGGAGTTGCGCCGCGCCCGCCGGTCCCTGAGCTCATCGAGTGGGGTCTCCTTCTTCGCTGGAGCCGGCCCGCTGACAGTTGCGGCGAGCGCCATCCGCGCCTCAATCTCGCGCCGCTCAGCCTCGATCTTCAGGACACGATCCACGGCGTGCACGTCCCCGCGACGTGCTGCCGGCCAAAGGCCCTTCAGCATCGCGTCGAGCCGCGCCAGCTGCGATTCTGGAAGCGAAGCCGGTACGCCCGGCTCTGGCCGGGCTGCAGCAAGCGCCTCTTGCACCGCCTTGTGGGCGCCAGACTTCGACGCATACCCGACAGCCTTGGCGATCTCGGCGTAGGAAACACCAGCCAGGTGGAGCTCGAGAGCCTTCGCCCGTCGCTCCTCAGACTGTGAAGTCACGGGACTTACCCGTCGCTTCGAGCACCGGCACGATCCCGGTGACCTCCTGATAGCGGCGGCAGATCACGTCGACGTAGCGTGGATCCAGCTCGATCAGCCGGCCGACCCGACCAGCCATGTGGCATGCGATGAGCGTCGAGCCCGAGCCGCCGAACGGATCGGCAACGATGCCGCCATTCGGTGTCGAGTTCTCCAGGCACGCCACAATCAGGTCGACGGGTTTCATCGTCGGATGAACCTTGTTCGCGGCGGGCTTCGGGAACTCGAGAACCGTGCTGGCGTTGTTCGGTCCGTACCAACCGGCCGATCCCCGACCTCGACGCCCCCCCCCAGCAGCGAACCCGTAGTAGAGCGCGTCATGGTCGACAACCTCGACCACTTCGTCGCCCTCGCCGGCAGCCGCCTCAGCCTCAGCCTCGCCGGCATAGATCATCTCGTGCTGGTAGTGGTAGTCCGACCGGCCGAGCACGAACGTGTTCTTGACCCACACCAACGTCTGACGCCATAGCTTCAGATCAGTGAGGACCTTCCCGAACGCGAGCGTCTGAGGACCAGCAGGCGCCGCAACGTAGAACACCGCGCCAGGCGCAACCTTCTCCAACGCCGCCGAGAACGCCAACCGCAGCAACGACTCCAACGCCACGATGTCGTGGCCGTCGTTCTTGATGGTCAACGCGTCCTTCGTGCCGCCCACGTAGTTGACGCCATAAGGCGGATCCGTCCAAACGCCAACCGGCCGGTCATCACCCAGGAGGCGATCCCACACAGCAACGTCCGTCGAATCCCCGCACGCCAGCCGGTGCGGCCCGAGTAGCCACACATCACCCACGACAGAGATGGCCTTGGCCGGCGGATCCGGCACCGAGTCCGGGTCGCTGTGAGTCGGCGGAACCTTCGTGCACGCCGCCAGCAGCTCCGCAAGATCATCGTCCGTGAAACCCGTACCCGCCAGGCCATCAACCGACTGCAGCAGCTCTAGCAGCGCCTCGTCGTCATACCCGGCGACATCATTGGCGCGATTGTCGATCAGGACAATCCGCTTCGCCGTCGCATCGTCAACGTCAACGAACGTCGCAGCGATCGTCTCCCACCCGAGCTCACGCGCAGCACGCAACGTGTGATTACCCGCCAGGACCTCCATCGTCCGGCGATTCACAACGACCGGACGGTACTGACCGTTCACCCGCAGCGACTCCACGATCACAGCGACATTGCCACGCCGAGGATTCCCGCCAAAGTGCTCAAGATCAGCGATCGGGACCTGCAGATCCTCCAGAGAGCCAGGCGTCGCGTTCACTGAACAAACACCGCCGTTCACTCGGAGGGGGATTCTGCAAGAGGCCGGGGTCTGGCCGGGTGGTGGTTCTGAAAAAATTTCAGAGGGTCCAGCGTCGTTCTTGTTTGTTTCTTGCTCTGTTGCCTCGGGTTGCGCCTTCGCTGGTGTTGCAGCGGGCGTGGGCTGGGCCGAGGTAGGTGGTTCGGCTGGGGTCTGTTGGGTCGTGGGCGAGGTGCCATTGGGTGCCGGGTTTGATCCAGCGTGTGCGGCCGTCGCGTTCTTCGAGGCAGATTGTTTCGGCGCAGATGCCGTTGCCTGCGTCGACGGTTGGTTTGAGGGCGTCGCGCTTCTGCTGGTGGGAGGTGCCGTAGATGTTCACGGCCACCTCCTTCGAGGGGGCTATCCGCCGTAGCAGCCGGCGGCGTTCATCTTGGCGTCGACGTAGCCCATGAGGTCTGCGTGGTGGTTGAGTTCGGCGCTGTCGAATTCGGTCTGCAGGGCTTCGCAGTCCTTGGCTTTGGCTTCGGTGTCGATGCGTTGCTTGACGGTGGGCGCGAACTTGTCCCAGTCGACGTCTGGGTCTGTCGAGGTGGGTGTTGATGAGCAGCCGGCGAGGAGGGCGAGCGAGGCGAGTACTTGTCGCATGGCTGGCAGGTTAGCGGCTGCTGCGTGGGTCGGGGCACACTTCACCCGACGAGTGAATGCTATGCCGAGTCGTCCTCGGATTCAATGACAGGTTCGATTGGCGTGTCGGGGAGAAGGTCGGCGAGCAGGACTTCTCGGGAGTTTCGGGATCGACGCCCGGCCTCGGCTTTGCACTCTTGGAACGTCCCGGTCCATTCGGTGTGGACGTGATCTTGAATGGCGACGGTGACTTTTTGCAGGTTTCCCTTGTAGGTGGGCCTAGTGATTGCCCCGCCGTTCTCGGAGATGTGCCAGCAGTCCTGGCACTTCGCCGCCGCGTGCCGTCCGTCGCCCCTGGTGCGGACGGTGAAGCCGTGGATGGCTGCGGCTGCTTCAAGCTCGACGAGAGCTGCTGACTTCTCGGTCATGCGGTCAACCTACTTCTGCTTCGGGCGTGTCGTTTTCGGCTCGGATGTGGTCGGCGAGTAGGCCGATGGTGGTGTGGTCCCACACTTCGCCGCATTCGTTGCAGTGTGCGGTTTGGGCGTCGAGCCGGATCCGGAGTCCGCCTTTCTTGGCGCAGAGTGGGCAGGTTGCGCGTGGGCGCCAGGCGGGTGAGTCCCATCCGGTGGTGGTTCGGGCGGTGATCCACCAGGAGCGGACGTCTCGGAGCATGGGTGCGCCGGCGTTGGCTGCGGCTCGTTGTACGGCTTGGCAGAGGTCGAAGATCGGGCCGGATGGTGTGAGTGTGACGGGGGACTTGAGGTCGAGCCGCTTCAGCCAGTCGAGGGTGCCGGCCTCGATTCGGGTGAGTGTGTCGAGGGCGTCGAGGCGTGCGGAGGGTTTGGATTCGAAGCCGGCGCGTGCTCCGGATTCTGCGGTGGTGGTGTAGATCGCGGCCTCGAGCTGGTGGATGAGGGGGAGGCTGCGGGTGTGGTGGCGTTGGGTGACCCAGGTTGAGGTGCCGTCGCTGTTGGTGACGCGGACGGTGAAGCGTTCCTCGTGGGTGGTGATTTTGGTGAGGGCGTCCACGTAGTCCTGGAGGGTGCCGGGCTGGTCCCGGTCGATGGCCTTCGGGGTCATTCGCGCTCCTGACGTCGGCAGCTTTCGCAGCAGTGGATGTCCCGCCGCTCACCGGGTTCGGGGTCGGCCAGGGCGGCGCGGAGTTCCCGCCACCATTCGTCAGGTGTTCGGTTGCAGGCAGCACAGGCGCCGGGGTAGTCATCTGCCCACTCGTCGGCCAGCGCCTTCACGCGTTCGATCACAGCATCGGCGGCATCGAGTTCCAACTTGTAGAGGTCGCTTTCCTCGGCCAGCCGGTCACGCTCGTCCCGGGCCTCGATGCGCTCTGCGACCACTCGCTCAAACTGTGCGTTCAGAAGATCAACGTCGGCCTGATGGTCGGCCCACGCTTCCCGAAGCGCGGCGATCAGTTCGGGGATGTCCCTCTTCGCCTCCATGAATCCGTCATGTAGCGCCTTTTGGTGGAGCGGCTTCCAGTCCTCCCACGAACGCTCTATCTCGGCCAGTCTGGTTTCGTCCACGGTCACGCCTCCGTCCGGTCTTCAACGAGTCCGCAGTTCTGGCATCTGCGATACGGGTCACCGAACGAGGACAGATTCACGAAGTTGTGGGCGCATCCGGCTTGGAACTCTTGGATGGTCATGTCGGCCTCCGTCCGGTCGTACTTGTCAGCGCGGTCACGGAGCCAAAGGCGGACGTGGTTCTCTGGGTTGTTTTCGTCGTCAGCATCTCGAACTAGAGAGCCGAACTCATCTGCTGCCTGCCGTAGCGCGTCGGCTTGAGCAAGGCGCTCAAACTTCACGGCTGCATCACGCTCAACCGTCGTTGTCCTCAATCGCCGCTGAGTTTCATGAAGGGCTGTGACGAGTTCGGCCACCAGACTGCGTGCGACCGGCCCGTCCCATTCGGTGAACCATCCCTGAATCTCCGTCAGACGCTCTGGCGTCATGAGAAGGCTCCGTTTCCGTTCTTGCTCGAACCCTTCGTCCCACGCCGCTGCCATGTGGGGCGCGAGTGCGTCCGCGATGACGGCGGCTAGTGCCTCAATGTGGTCGTCTTGCATCCACCCGTAGTCCCGCAGCACGTCGGTGACCTTGGCGAGAATGTCGGCGCGGCTCATCGCTGCAACCCCGTTTCCAACATCCACCACATGCCCGTGATCCACAGGGCGGCCATGACAGCCATGAATAGATCACGCATCACTGTCACCCCTGACGATGCGGAGCGCGGATTTCCATGCGTCCGCTGCTGCCTCGACCGCGCTGTCGGGGATGTTGGCGGTCATGCGCCTGCCTCGTCTTTCAGCCCGAGTACGACATAGCCGGGGACGATTCCGCCGTTGTCGCGCAGACTCGGGTCACCGGAGAACACGTAGGTGACGAGGCGCGTCATCGGGTCCGGTTTGCCGTAGTTGGCCGAGCAGTCACGCTTGCCGCATTCGCACCAGCCCTCAGGTAGCAGTACGAGTCGGTCGCCGGTCTGGAACCCACGGTCGTTCCGGCGTGCCTCAAATGTCTTACGGCCTTCTCGGACAGCGTCCCAGTAGACCTGATTCGTTTTCAGGATGTGCGTGCTCATCGGTCCTCAACCTCCGTCGCGGCGTCGTGGCAGTCGGCGTGTGCCCAACTCTTCAACCCGCCCAACTCGGTTCCGTATAGGGCTTCGGCTACCGCTCCCGCTGCTGCCTCGACCGCGCTGTCGGGGATGTTGGCGGTCATGCTTCCTCCCGATCAGGGCCCTGCTTGCGCCACTTGGAAACAACGGAGTGGAGCGCCCAGTAGTAGACCGGGCGACGCAGACCCAACCAACGGGCTTTGATCCACCAATCCCAGATCAGCCACTTGGTCAACATCCGCACTTCGTTGTTGCCGATGTGCCATTCCCACTTGTCGGTGTAGCCGAACCACAACTCCATGCCGTCGTTTTCGTTGGCGAAAACCCGTTCGGTGTCAGCCCACTGGTAACGCAAAGTCTTGGCGAAGGGTGGGCCGTAGTCGCTTCCCCATTCGGTGCCAGTCAAAGCCATGACGGCGTGCTGCCACGTGTCAGCGCCAACGATTCGGGCCAGACGGAGACGGTCGGCGTAAAGCAGTCGTAATGCCAGCCGTTTGCGGGCGGTTTGTCGTGCGATTTGCGGCTTCTGGCTCATCGGTCCTCAACCTCCGTCGCGGCGTCGTGCCCTGCCTGAAACCCGCCAAGGAACGCCATATAGGTCAGGAGAGCGTCTGGCCGCTTGTCGTCAATGCGTTCCAGCCATTTGTCATACGCGGTGTTCGCTACTGCGAGTTGTTCAGCCATTGGTCTGCTCCGTCGCGGATGTTGTGTGGCTCATGCGCGGGTCTCCTGTCGTGGTGTGGGCTGGTTGTCTCGTCTGGCGGCGAACTCGTGGTCGTGGATGGTTCCGGTGCCGCCGTGCCACAGGTGCTCGCGTGGTTTCAGACATTCGGCGCAGTCAGCTTCGAAGTCGATGGAACCGAGGACAGCGGACGTGTTCACGGGTTCGGCGCCACGCACTGCCGCTTTCCACGGGCCGGCTTCGTCGATGCGTGCTGGCGATTTGGTGTCCTCGAGCTGTGCGACCCAGGCGAGTTCGATGGTCAGGTCGAGCAGTGGTCGGTTCTTCCGCTTTCCGATGAAGGTCAGCAGGGATGCGACTGGCCACTCGGGCCGTAGGCACGAGATGGCCTGTGCGAGACGTTCGGCTTCGTTGCGGCTCAACACGTCAATGCCAATCGACGCGGCCCATCACTTACTGAACGATTTGGACTTGATGGATTGAACAGACAAGAAAACGCAAGTACTAGATATCGGGTCGGGTCGGGTCGGGTCGGGTCGGGTCGGGAGGATTCGGACCCGATTCGCACACCTGTCGCACGGTGCGACGTTTCTGCGATCACGATGCGACTCCCAAACACCAGTCGCACTCATCGCTGACGATCCCGCGACGGACATGCCAGCGACGATGGTTGCCTTCGGAGCCGGCATGTCCCTTCTTCTCCCTGTTGCGGGCAACGTCGGCGGCTGAGGGCTGGTACTCGTGCCAGTCATGGAACTGCCACCCGGCCTCGCCGTCCTGTTCGGCCGGGTGCCAGAGCTGCGCGTCCACGAGCCGTCCGGCCATCGCTTTAGTGCTCCAGCGGACGACGATCGCCTCGGGCACGAACCCATCGGTGGGATTCGCGGCGCACCATGAGCCGGCGAGGACCCAGAGCCCCATCGCTGCTGTGCCAGCCTTGCGGGCCTTCCTGTGGTCGTGGAGCTTGTCGTCGACCTTGAGCCACGTCATGCTGCGGCGCCTTCCTCGTGTGGGCGGTAGTGGACGGTTGCGGCGTGCCAGGACGCCCGGACCTCTTGCTGGCGGCACCAGCCGATGGCGCAAGCCGGGCACAGCTCGTGCGGGACGCGTAGGAGGCATCCGCAGTCGGGGCACGAGTGGTGGCTGCGGATCGGTATCGAGTCGAGCGAGCTCAGAAGGCCTTGCAGGACGCCGATCAGCATCTCCGCGACCTCGTCGGCGGTGTGGTCCTCGACGAGCGGAGCCTGACGCTTGATCGCCCACGCAGCCGGATCGTCAGGCACGAAGCGCGTCACGCCACCGCTCCGCACCCACCGCCCGCCAGTCAACTCGTCAGAGTTCATGGGCAGAACACCCCGTACTCGTGCTCTGACTGCGGCCGGCCGCAATCCTTGGCCGTGCAGACGGCGTCTGGTGCGTGCCTCCCGCACTCGTCGAGGACAGACGGAAGCAGCCGACCGGTGACGGCGGCGTCCAACTCGGCCTCAGTCGCGTCACCGAGCTCGCGGCCGCAGGCGTCGCAGCACCGCTTGACCGTGATCCTGGAGCCACCTTCGGGCAGCCGCACCGTGTCGGTGGACGGCCTCGTGTAGGTGTCGAGGTAGCGCCACTCAATCCGCGTCACGAAGTCGTCGACACTCATGTCCTGGGCCTCGACGAAGTACGTGTGGACGAACAGCGCAGGCCCCATACCCAGGAAGCCCTCGGCCGCGATTTCACGCGTGGCGTAGATCGGGTCGTTCTCCCAGTCGTAGAGGCGCCGCAGGGACTCGCGGGTGACGCTGACTACTTCGACCTCAGCCAGCCTCACGAGCGGCTCGACCGTCCCGTCAGAGCTCCGACGCCCTTGCACCTTGCGGCAGAGTGTGAGGCGTTCACCGGGCTTGAGGAACTGCCATCCCTTGCGGCGGGTGACGGTCTTCCGGCGCTCGATAACGGCCTGCTCGGTGAACGCCACCGACATCAGGCGGCTCATGCGGCCGGCTCGTGGAGGTGGTGCTCCCACTCGTGGCGACGGCAGGCGAGTTGGGCTGCTTGCCGGGTGCCGAGCGCGGAACGCATCCCGCAGGCACAGGTGGCTCGGAACGCGACTGGTGGCGTGTTGTCGCGCGTGACCTTGAGCGCATGCTCGAGCGGGGCCGTCATCGCCGGGCCAGCCGTTCGAACTCGCGTCGAGCACGGCGCGCTTCCCGTAGGTGTTCCTCAAGTGCAGCGGTGACAGCATTAGCCCACTGCCGGTGGACGTCAGCGCGGGCTTTCTGGGCCAGCGAGTGCGCGAACGCGATCCCGACCCACGGCAGAGCGGCGAGGAATCCCCGCGCCCAGGCGCTCACCAGGCCCTCCTGCGGTTGCTGCGGACGTTCGACCGGTCTGCGATCCCTTCACGGACGACGGCCGGCAGGTGGCCGATGTGGTAGGTCCCTGATGTGGGGCACCTGTAGGCCGATAGGTGGTCGTTCGGGAAGTCGTTGCGAGCGACCTGTTTGGCTTCCTTGCGGGAGCGGTACATCCGCTTCCCGCACGCGCACGTCCCTACCCAGCTCATCAGGACGACTCCAAGCTCGCCGTGTCGGCTTCGTCCAGGCTGTCGCCCCACTTCACGAAAAGGACCTTCATGGTGTTGCCGAGCGCGTACCTCAGGGCGGCGATCTCGGAACGGAACACCCGCACGGCGGCGGCGTTCTCGAAGAGGCCGTCGTAGACAACCCAGACGCCAAGCGGCCCGGTCATCCTTCGATCTCCCCGGTGACCGGATTGGAGTTCAGAGATTCCGCGACCTGGGCGCGCCGCAGCCCGGAACCGAGCTGTTCGTCGGCCGCGAGCGCCGCGGACAGAGACGCGGAGCGTGGGAGCAGCTTCACGAGCTGCCGGACGCACGTCTTCTTCTCCATCCACCGCTGCGGGTCGGGGATATCGCCGGACGGCCCGACCTTTCCGCGGCGCAGTTCCTTGACCTCCTCGGGTGTGAGGACGACGAACTTGGACGCTCCGGTCGAAAGGCGCGCGATCGCGTAGTAGTAGATGACGTCGCCCCGGTCGGCTGCAGCAGACGGCCGGTGGGTCAGGAACGCGCCGGTGCCGTAGGCGAAGTCGAACTCGTCCTTCTCGTAGACCGCTTGGGCGTCGAGGTCGCTGGCCAGTGGGTGCTGGAAGAACAGCTTGGCCATGCCCTGGTAGCCGATGATCAGTTGGCACTCGACACCGCGGGTGTGCTTGTTCTTGTAGGGCACGAGGTACGCCTCACCGTTGACGCCGGGCTCGAGGCCGAGCGCCGCGGCGGTGAGCAGGGCGCCGGCGAATGACTGCGGGGTGCAGGCGGCGAGTTGGGCGTTCTGTCGGACCACGGTCAGCGCGAGGCGTGCGACCCGGTCCGCGTCGAGGCCGCGGGGCAGGGCCCGCGCGATCTCCGGCTCAAGCTGCTTGATCAGGCCGGCGATGGTGGGCTTGTCCTCCGAGGGCAGCGTGACGGCTGTGGATGGCTGCTGCGTTGCGGGCGTGTTCTCGGTCATGCGATCTCCTTGTGTTTCCAGCCGGGCAGCCGGACGGGCGTGATGGGTTGGTGGTGGTCGGTCCAGTCGGGCCAGATGCCGGACTTGGTGCAGTCGCGGAACACTTCGAGTGCTCGTGCGATGTCGGGGCGGGTGCGGTCGATGTCGTCGGGGTCGACTTCGACGACGCTGATGAGGTGTGGCGGGTCTTTCTCCACGAAGATGTGGACGAAGCCGCGGATCTCGACGCCGGCGAGGCGGAACGTGTCCTCGTAGTAGGCGGCGGACACGTCGTAGTCGTAGGCCTCGACGGTCTTGCCGACCGCCCAGCGGGTCGGTTCGGCTGACGCGGCGGTGGTCTTGAGGTCGACCAGGAGACCGTTGTCGTGGAGCTTGTCGGCGCGTGCGCGTCGCATGACTCGGGTGACCTTGTCCCACGCGAACGCCGAAACCTCCGAACGCCCGCCGAGCAGGAGCGGCCCAGCGACGGGGTGCTCGTGGAGCCGCTTGGCGATGGCTTCGGCTTTGGCGTACTCCTTGCGGAGGATCGGGATCACGCCAGCCGTGCGTGCCTCTTTGGCGGCGTCCTTGTAGGCGTTGGTCATCCGGTTCTCGAACTTGAGCACCTCATACGCGGTGCCCTTGCCGAGCGCGAGAGCGTGGACGACGTTGCCGAACTCCAGCGGGTCCTTGACCTTCGGGTTCTCTCGCTCCCATTTGAACTGCAGCGGGGAGACCAGTAGCCGTTTCACGCCCGTCGATGACAGCGACCGTGCGTCGCGGTGATACTTCGCCTCGTCCAGGTCGTCGTAGACACCGGCCGGGATCCCGCGGCGGCTCACTTCTCGACCTCGCGTGCGAGACGGTCAGCGAGCTCGACGCCGGCCGGGGTGAGTGTGTAGCGCTCCGCCCGCCGCCGGGTGTCGTCAGCGACGCACGCCAGCCCGGCCAGGACGAGGACGACGAACACCACGATCGCGGCGCTCATCGCGCAGCCTCGATCCGTGCGACCTGCTCATCGGTGAGCGGGATAAAGTCGTCGACGTGGTTGACCCCAATATCGACGCGCTGCGTTGAGACGAACCGCTTGCTGTAGAGACACCACTTGCCCAAACGTGGCTCTGTCACGAACTGCTCAAACACGATGCCCCACGTCGGTTCGGTGGGCAGCACGAGCGGCGGCTTCCACGACGAGTCGATGAACCACTCTGAATCGTTGTTTGGGATGTTGAACTGTTCGCCGTTGACCATTTCCTGAGCGCCAGGACCATTCGGTCCGACCCACTCCACGCGGTACGGCTGCCCTGCCGGGATCACCGTGCCCGGTTCGACGCGGACCCACTTCTCGTGACGGTCGCTCATGCGACGGCCCGGTTCACGTAGACGTGGCGGTCGGGCTTGGCCGGACTGCCACCACGGGCGCGATGTTTCGCCACCCGCGGCGCAGATTCGCTGGCCCAGTCATGGGCGGGCCGGATGCAGACCCACTCATGGTTCGCCGTCTTGACGACGTGCCCGCACATCACCGCACACCGCCAAGCGCGTCGTTGATCTCGCCATCGATCTCGTCGACCTCGCGCGCCAGCCGCATATTCAGGCGACGACGAGCCAGCGGCGACAGGCGACGGGCCCGGGCCCGATAGCTCGAGCGCTCAGCCAAGTCGTGAACCACGAGGACGAACACGATGCCGCCCACGATCAGGATGAGCGCGGCGACGAGCTGCTGTTCAGAGGTGGACATAGAATCTCCTTGTTGTTGGTGTGGGGCCCGGTCGCTGTGAAGGGATGACCGGGCCCCGCCTCTTTGGGTCAGGGCGCTCCGAAGAACACCGGCTGCGTGACGGCCTCCTGGACCTTGGACACGACGGCGTCGAACGCCTCGTTGATGACCTCGTCCGGACGCTCCAGCGCGTAGGCGAGGCGCAGCGAGCCGCCGTTGATGCGGTAGCGGAATCGGGCGGTCACCTTGTACGCCGGCGCGCCTTCGAACGGCTTCAGTCCGAGCTCGATGTGCGACGGGATCGTGAGCCGGCCGGCCTTGCCGGCGGTTGCCTCGATCGTCTCGCGGTACTCGAGTTGCCCCTCGCCGCTGGACAGCCGGTGCGAGGATTCGAACTTGGCGCCGGTCGATGCGTGGAACGACTGCGCGATCTCCAGCATTTCGGCGCCGGTCGGCTTCACGATGTCGAGCAGCCGATCCTCGATGTGTTCAGCGAACTCGGTCTGCCCGAGCCACTTCCCGTCGTGGCGGATCCACGCCTGCCAGGCCGTCGTGAGTTGGACGTTGAACACCGCGAGGTGGTCGCCCCAGCCGGGCGCACCGTCGCTTCCTTGGCCGGCGTTGACGACTGCCACGATCCGGTGATTGATCCGGTCGGCCCAGACTTCGGACTCGGGCAGGCCGTGCTTGCCGAGGAACGCGATCAGGGACTCGGCCGAGTGGACAGCGACCTTCCCGCGGGCACGCGAGGGCCGCTCGACGAACTCCGAACCCGTCAGGTCAATATCGACCTGCTCGGCGCCCGCGGGAACGATGACCGAGTAGACCTTGCCGGGCTCGATCGGTGACGGGACAGCCGATGCCAGCGCGAGCGCACCGATCGTCGATGCCTCCGTTGCGCCGCTCATTCGGCAACCTCGCGGATCTCGCCGGTCTCAAGGTCGACGCCCTCCGGCGCCGGAACCTCACGCAGCGACTCGAACTCGAGCTGGCGCGGGTCCCGGCGGGTGAGGTTGCCGTGCTTGTCCGGGTAGAACAGCGACGCCTTGCGGTCGTGTTCGGGAAGCTTGAGCTTGATCCGGTCCTCGACGACCAGGACGGCCGCGTCGTTCTTGAGGGTGCCAACCGTGATGGTCAGCGTCAGGGAGCCCTTCTTGCCGGTGTCCTGGACCTTGGCGATGAGGTCGTGCAGAGCCTCGCCGAGTTCCTCGTGGGTGCTGCCGGTCGACTGCTCGCGGAGCCAGTCCGCGAACGGCCGGATCACCGGCTCGGTTTCCTTACTCACTTGTCCTCCTGGGTGTTGTTGGTGCGCCCGGCGCGACGTCTGATCTCGGGTCCTTCGCCGCGCCGGGACGTCTATGGGGTGGCGATCTCCGCCGCGGCGCGCTGCCACGCAGCGGCGAACTCATCCGGACCGAGGTCGGCTTCGATGTACTGCAGGAAGTACTTCGACGAGCCCAGGAGCGCCCAGATCACGCACCGCAGCTCCGCCCGGTCCAGATCGGCGATGAGGGCCTTCGGTGTCGTCAGGTCGCCGTTGCTGACCGCCGTCATGAGGGCCACGGCGGTCATGGCGCATGCCTGCGGATCGGGTGCCCTCATGCGGCACACCAGACCTTGATCTCGTGGCCGTGGGTGCCCGGATCGGTAGACGCGACACGGTCACCGGTCTCACGGATCCGGCCGGCCTGCTTCGCTGCCCGGACTCGCGCACCGATCACGTTGCGATTCCCGATGTGGCGCAGCCGCGGCCGTATGTCGTTCATCGAGAACGGGACACGACGCTCAATGAACGCGTCGAGGACGCGGTCGACCATCGCAGCGTCGCCGCCGGATGCTTGAACCTGAGGGCAGTCGAGAGCGTGACCCTGCGTGGCGATGTGCCAGCAGCAGTCCTGGCAACGGCCGGGCCGGGTCCGCAGGTACGCGGCGAGTTTGGGTGGGGGAGCAGTCATCGCTGCACCACCTGCGACGAATCAAGCACGACGGTCGGCGTGAACCGGCTGTTGACCGTGTCCTTTGACGGCTGCGACAACGCGAGATGCCCGAGGAGCATCAGCCCCACCACAGTCACTCGCAGGAACCACACGACGACGTCTTCGAGTGGGCGGTTCATGCGTCGCCACCGATCCACTCGTCGAGCCAGTCACGGTGGATGCGCCAGCGACCCCCGCGCCCGTGCTGCTTGCCACGGAGCTCGCCCGACTGCAGGGCCCGCACAACGGTCTTGCGGGACCAGCCCGAGTAGACCGCTGCCTGCGCCGTGTCGAACCAAACCCGGTCCGCGATCGCCATAGCGGGGGCGTTCATGACGCCACCCGGTCGGTGAGCAACGAATCAACGTCGACGCGGAGTGCAGCGGCGATGCGGTCCAGTTCGTTCAGGTTGAACGGCGACTGGCCGGAAAGCCTGCGGATCATGGTTGTGCGCGGGATGCCGGTCTTTTCGCACAGCCGCACCACAGTGATCCCCGATTCAGCGATCTGGCCCGAGACTGTGCGGGCGACCTCACCCGCTTTCGTCAGATGCTCCATATGGAGCAGTAGATACCCTGAACGGAACACCTGTCAAGCACCAATCGGAACATTTTCTGTTCTAGGGGTGACAGTTGATGCTCCATGTGGGTACATTCGTTGGCATGACACCAGTGGAACCACCGAGCCAAGGGCTCAACGCTGCCGTCGCCGCCCGGCTACAAGCCGAGCGTGCGGCACTCGGTCTGACAGTCGAGCAGCTCGCGAGACTGTCGGACGTTCCATATGCATCCCTGCGCCGGTACCTCAAAGCGGAACGCGACATCGACGTCGCAACGCTCGGCGCGCTCTGTGAAGTCCTGCGCATCAGTCCGGACGCGTTGGTGCGGGACGCTATTGCCCGGAGCCGCTCCGACTATGTTCTAGCGGCCGACGCAGGCGATCCTGAGCAGTTCGACGACGAGCACACGGACGACTGAATGTCTCCGGTCGCTCGTAGCCTCTCGCTCGTGAACCCTTGGGCAGATGTCGCGGCCCGTCCTGACATCACAATCGAGTTCGCGGACCTTCCCGGCCGGATCCGCGGCTTCTGCGATCACGACACCCGCACGATCTGGATCAGCACCCGACTTCGGCAACGTGAGCGCAACAAGGTGCTGCAGCATGAACTACTCCACATGGACCGTGGTCCGGTGTTCGCATGCCACCAGGCCGAAGAGGAACGGGCTGTCGAGGAAGCAACCGCTCGCATACTGATCCCGATCGATGCCCTTTGTGATGCCCTGCGATGGTCGCGAGACCCACACGACATAGCGGACGCCCTGCACGTCCCGGCCTACCTGATCCGGATCCGATGGGACGCCATGAAGCATCCAGCCGAGCGAGCCGCGGTCGCTGCTGTCATGGCAGACCTAGAGGACATGGCGGTGGCCTGATGGGGTGGGCTGAGCGTGTGCAGTCGGGCCGATATCGGGGCGTGTACCGGGATGCGTTCGGGAAGCGACGCTCGGCTGGCACGTTCACACACAAGTCGGCCGCGGTGCGTGCAGCGAGCGTGAAAGAGGAAGCGGCGCGCCGGTCGCTGCGGAAGAATCCTGATGCGCACAAGCAGACGTGGGGGACGTGGCGTAAGACGTGGTGGGAGTCCCGCACGGTCGAGCCGGGCACAAAGGTCCGCGACGAGTCGCGACTGAACTATCACCTCGTGCCGAAATGGGATCCGGTCCCGATCGGGCAGATCACCCGGCACGACATCTACGAATGGATCGCGGAACTACGGCGAGGCAGCGACGAGCGCAAGCCCCTAGCGAACTCGACGATCCAGAAGTGCGTCCACCTCCTGTCGGCGTCGCTGTCGGCTGCCGTGGACGCAGAGGTACTGCCGACGAACCCCGCGTGGCGGATCAAGCTCCCGCCGGCGCCGCCGGCCAAGGACCGCTACCTGACGGTCGACGAGTTCAACGCGATCGCCGCGCAGCTCGAGACCAGGCGCGACCGGATCCTCGCCCAGTTCCTCGTGTTCACGGGCCTGCGCATCGGAGAGGCGTCCGGGCTGCACCTGCACCGGCTCGACCTCGGGCGGCGGCTGGTGGCCGTGGCTGAGACGTTCGACGAGACGGTCGGTGACGTCAAGGCGTACCCGAAAGGCAAGATGCAGCGCGTCGTGCCGATCCCGCAATGGCTGTGCGAGGAATTGGAGTGGATGCTGAAAGCGTTCCCTCCGGCCGACACATGCGGCCTGACGCACCGCGACCGCAAGAAATGCCGCTCCGGTCTGGTGTTCCGCATCGAGACCGGCGAGGTGGTGCGACGCTCCAATTGGGATGACGTGTTCCGCGGCGCTGTCAAGAACGCCGAGGTGACCGACCCACCGACGATCCATGACCTGCGGCACACCTACGCGTCGTGGCTGCTGCAGTCGGGTCGGGTCTCGCTCGCGCGGCTGCAATACCTGATGGGCCACAAGTCGATCACCACGACGATGCGGTACGCGCATCTGGAGCCGCAGAACAACGACGACGTGACCGGCGCGCTCGCCTTCGCTGCCCCATGTTTGCCCCATGACGGTTCAATCCGCATTGGCCGATACCCGAGTGTGGCGAGGTCAGAAGTGGTGGGCCCCGTGGGACTCGAACCCACAACCCGCGGATTAAAAGTCCGCTGCTCTGCCAATTGA